TTTAGATTATCCCTAGTTTGGGAAATAATAATTAATAATGATTTTGTTTTATTTAATTTTGATGTAATTTGTCTAAAAAATTGAGAAGCCTTTTTTTGTTTAGTTGCTTGAAAACTTCCTTTTATTTTGCTTAAATTTCCTTTTTGTCGATGTTCCCTATTTTCTAATTCTTTTTTAATTTCGGCATCTGCATCAATACTATCAAAAGAATCCTGACAATAGATAAAAGGTCTTCCATCTTCAATTGCATCCATTACATGATCATAAAATTGTTCTATTGTAGTGGACATTTGCCCATTCTTCCCAGGAGCTTCTATTTTATTCGCAAATTTAGACCCAAATAGCTTTACATGGTCAAAGCTATCAGCGTATTCTGAATCATCATATATGAGCCGATAATCATCAAATTTTGGGTCATTTGCAGCAGCAGCCATACCACTTAAAGTCATTATACTTTTACCACTGCTGGAATCTCCAATGATATTAACCATTGTTCCTGTTTTGTAGGCACCATACCAATGATCTGAACAAGCTAAATTAAACATAATAGAACCAGAAGGAACCCATAAAAAATCAGATTCTTTTTCATTTTTATTTTTAATACTTTTTTTAATTTGGTCTTTTAATTCTTTTGATTTTGTTTTTTTTATTAGTGTTCTTTTCATAAGATTAGGAATCCAATTTATTTATTATTTTACTAATAATTTCTTCTGGTATTTTTTTACTTCTTAATTTTGTTTTTAGATTTGTTTTATAATTTAAAAATTTTTTAGTTATATCAGTATTCAGTTTCCAACCATTCTTATCCTGATTTTCTTGTTTTTTATTATTCCAATCTTGTAATATTTCTTTATAAACAAAATTAATTAATTTATCTAAATCAGGTAATTCATTTAATTCTTTTTGAATTAATTCTTTTAAAAATTTTGATTTAGATTTACCTTCCAAAATACAATACAAAGCTAGTCTTACATAATCCTGTATTGTAATATGGGAACCAATTGATTTCATATTATCATTTTTTGAGTTTAGTAATTTCATATGTTTCCTTTTTTGGTGATCCCGACGGGATTTGAACCCGTACCATTGAGGTGAAAGCCCAATATTCTAACCTGATTAAACTACAGGATCACACAAATTAATTATTCATCATTTAATCGGTCGTATTCATCAAAACATTTATCATACATAGCACAACAATCATCTGGATCATCATCTGGATCAATACATTCATCTTTTTCCATATAATCTACCCCAAATTGGTATGCATATGGACATTCATTTTCGGTTTTCTTTTTACCCTTTTTTTCTTTTTTTTCTTTTTTTACCTTTTTAGGTTTTTTAGAAGATTTTTTAGGTTTTTCTTCTTCCTCTTCTTCTTCAGTTCCATTATCATCTTCAGGATCTTCTTCCTCTTCTGGTTCCTCTTCTGGTTCCTCTTCTGATTCTTCTTCCGGGATTTCAATTTTTAATTGTTCTGCAATATATTCTCGTAATTCTTCTTCCTCTTCAAAATCCTCTTCATCAAAATCTTTTAAATTTTCTTCTGCAAATTCAACCAGTTCATCTTCATCTAAATCAGAAATATCTTCCCATTTAAACTTTTTTTCTTTCTTTTCTTTTTTGGTTTTCTTTTTGGAAGTTTTTTTAGTCATTTTTTTCTTTGATGATTTTTTAGGTTTTTCTTCTTCCTCTTCAGAATCATCAGAATCTTCCGGTTCTTCTCCTTCCATAATAGCTTGAATTTCATCATAACTTTTGATGTTCGGAAAAAGAATATCATCTAAACAATGTGTTTCATCCAGAATATCTTCATCATAATCTTTTCTGGTAATGAAATCTATTCTATCAGCCATCGCAAACTTGGTACTGTCAAAACTTTCTTCAAGGAATCTTACTTTCAGGCTATAACCACCTTCTAAACAAGCAAAATCATTCCATTCTTCTTCACCATGCTCAAGCTCAGTATCAACTTGATCAAAAAAACAATAATCTGAAATATCCCAAATTAAAATATTATCTTTTGCTTTTTTATCTCCTGATTTAATTTTGACATTAAATAATGATCTAGGACTAGGTCTAAATTTACCAGCTTGTTTATTATCAGCATCCGGATCATCAAAAATAGCCTGTCTTTCTTCACATAATGGACAAGGTTTACCGATTGTGGATGGACAAACTAAAGCGGTTCGATTTGGCCCAACATTACCATGTAGTTTATATGGTAATCTGTACCAAACATCTTCAGCCATGTTTTCACCTTCTGGATGTTTTTTGATATCAGGTACGATATACGGTAAAATATCTAATTTTACAGTTGTTTCAGCTTCCTCTTTCCATACTGAAGCCCCTTTTGGTAATGTTAACCATTTTTTACCAAGTTTTCTATTTTTTCTTGAAGCACGAGTGCTTTTACCCATGCTACTCCCTCTTCTTTTCTTTTTTCCCATTTGGGTCTCCTAATTTTTCAAGTATTTCTTTATAAAATTCAATAATTCCCTGTATAAAGAACCTTCCTAATTGTTTAGTATACCAAGGAATAAATACAACAACTAATAACAAAACCAATACTATAATTGTTATTTCACTATTAGTCATTTGCTTTTTCCGGTTGTTCTCTTTAAATTACTTCCTATTTTCTTTGATGTTTTTTCATTTCTTTTTTGTTTTTCCTCCCTTTTTTCTATTTCTTTATTTAAATTTCTCGGTACTTTTGGCCCAGCGAAGTACCCTTGTCCGTGTAAATTAACTAATTCTTCCAGTGCTTTTGTTTTTGTAAAATGAATTAAATCTTTCATATTTTCAGCAGTTCTATGTGCACTTTCAGCTTCTAATAATTCAGTTTCTGAATCAATCCAATCTTGTTTAACTTCTTTATATTCTTCATGTGTTCGATAATATGCTTCAACCTCCGGAGCGGTTGCTTTCGGTTTATCAAAAAGTTCTTGTGCGTTATTATGAGCATGAAGAATTAATTCACTTCTTTTTGTTTTTAATTCTTCATGAGCTATTTTTTCATTTTCTGTACAAGCAATAACTTCTTTTTTTAATTCTGCACATTGCCGGATATATTTCTCTTCTAATTCCGATTGATAAGCCCATTCTAAATCTAAGGCATTAATATCAATTTTTGAATCTTTACTATAATCTAATTTCATTATATCTCCTTATGGGGTTTTTCTAACGTAAGTACCTCTTGATGCTGGCCAAATTAATTTAGGTACAAGTACCTGTTTTTCAATTTTTTTAGCTTTACTAGCATTTCTAATAATAATATTACTATTTTTAGATCTAATAGCATTTATTATCATATTATAACTTGCTTTTTTCTTTGAATTAACTAACAAATTAGTATTATATAAATTTAATTCTGGTTCGAATTTTGTTTTCAATTTATTAAATTTCTTTTTTAAATTACGTTTTAATTCTTTTAAATGTTTTGTTTCTAATCTTCTTTTTAAAAATTGCTTAATGTTTTTAATCATAATTTATCCTTTTATGGGGTGAAGGAGGGAATCGAACCCTATAACTCGGGTCACAGCCGAGCATGCTTCTACCAATCAGCAACGCCTTCACATCAAAATTTTTGGTCGGGTGAGCAGGATTTGAACCTGCGATTCCTGGTATCCAAAACCAGTGCCATACCAGACTTGGCCACCACCCGAATAATCAACAAGGTGGCTCTACTTCATTACAAATATTATTACAAAATTGCGTAATCAAAGCAAAACCACAATCATACGTATTTTTATAGATAAACCAACCCAAAATCAAAGAAGCTCCTTCATTTCCATTTAATAAAACGGCATTAGCATATCCAATTATATTTCTTCTTAATGTTTCTGGTTCAATATGTTTTAATCCTTTTAAAATTTTAGATACTTTACTCCAATTATTTCCATTTAACATAGCTTGGCATAATTCATTAACTTGAGCTTGTTCTTCGTTACTTTCTGATTTAGCTAATTCAAGCATTTCTTCTTCATCATCTAAATGAATTACTTTACCTAATAATTGTAAAGCATTTCTTGGATGACCATCTGCTGATTTAACAATTTGTTTAATTACTTTAACCGGAATACTTTTCTTTTCTTTTTTAGATACCTTTTTTAATAACAGCATCATTTCTTTAGTATCCAGGGTGTTCATTTTAAACTCGGTACATCGCCCTTTAATCGTTTTTAAAAGCATTTCTGGATTAGTGGTACATAAAATAAAATAAACGTGTTTAGGGGTATCTTCTAATGATTTTAAGAAAGCATTTTGTGCTTCATTTTTAGCACTATCTCCTCCCCTCCCGACCATATGACATTCATCAATAAGGAATATTTTATATTTACTTTTAATTGGCCTAGAAGCCATTTGCTGTCTTACTTCTCTAACAGTATCTATTCCTCTATAAATAGCAGTATCTAATTCTTTATAATCCCAATCATCTACTTTCAATTCATTTTTAATGATTCTTCCTATGGTTGTTTTTCCACAACCTGATTTTCCAGTTATTAAAATAGCATGAGGAAGATCATCTTTTTTTATCAATTGTTTTAAAGAATTTACTGTTTCTTCATTACCTATTATTTTATTTAATGAATCAGGTCTGTATTTTTTATAGAGTTCCATTCATTTCCTTTTTGATTTAATTAGTTTTTTTAACTATAGAAGTCATAATTTCAATAAGTATCCTTGTAAAAATACCACCCCCAATAATCCACCACCAAGATTTGGGTTCAAGTCCCCAACCATAAATCATTGTTAAAATTAAAATAATAAATGAAAGTACCCATAAAAAAGTAGTTGCTATAATTTTATCCATTTTCTTTTCCTTTTTGTTAAAGTTATTCTTTTATAAAATTTAATAAACCATTACTTTTGTTTCTGGTTCATTACTATATTTACCTGCCTTAGAATTCTTTTTTAATTTTTTAGCAAGATTACGAAGTCTATTCTTAACTAATTTTGATAATCTTGTTAATTCTTTAACCGCAATTCCAATATCCTTTTTATTAATATGGATAATGTAAAAAGCTTTTTGAACTTCTTCTTCATGGGCATCTGTTAATAAATTAAAGAATTCAGCTTTATCTTTAATTGGCAATTGTTTTGAAATACCAACAATTCCATGTGTTTTATTTATTGCTAAAAACATAGTTTTTTGATCTTTAATGCAATCGTTAATCAAATGATCAATATTAATTTCACCTCTGAATTTGTATTCATTTGATTTATTTAAAGAAAGTTCATCAAACCATATTCTTGGAGGATTCCATTTTTCAAAACCAGTAAATTGATAATGGGTATCTTCTACCTTTTCAAATCTTTTATTAAGCCAAGCACCGGGTAAAGATTTTAATTTTACCCCAGAGGTTAAACAATCTGTTACTTCATATATGGAACCTTTAACTAAATCATTATATCCATGAAGACCTTCCAAATCAATACATCTTACTTTATCACCTACCTTGAATTTCATTTTCTTCTCCTTTGTTTTATTTATTAAAAATTTTTGATAAGAATCATAAAAACAATTTTCACCTGTTGGATTTCCATAAAATATAAATTGCTTTTCTAAATTAATTACATGATTTTTTAAATGCTTATTTAAAATTTCTTTTAATAATAATGCCATTTAATTTCTCCCTTTATTTCATTATACAATATTACAACATAGTTTATTAAATTTATTTTAAAATTTTTTAAATTATTTTATGCGGCTAGTTTGATTACTTTAGAATCTTGTGCCCAATTGGCATCAATATCAAAAACATTGGCTTCAACTTCCAAAGGAATAATAATCCAAGGCCATTGTTTTTTAAGCCAGATACAGGCCACCCGACGAACCATATCTAATAGTTCATCTTTTTCATCTGGACAAGCATCAAATACTAATTCATCGTGTATTTGACCAATTAATTTAGATTTCATTTTTTTAGCAATAATTCTTCTATCTGTTTCGATAAATGTTTTTAACAAACAATGAAAAGCTGGCCCCTGAATTGGATAATTGTTAATGCCATTTTTTGACATCATGCCTTGTACAGTAAAACCAGTTAATGTATTCAAATATCCTTTTTTGAAATATTTTTTTACATTATTTTCTTTCCATTGTTTGTAGACTTTAAAACGCTTGTTCCAAAAATCGTTTTCTACATCTTGAATATGATCTTTGAAATCATTAAAGTTTCTTATTCCTTTACGTTTTAAATGGTCTCCTAAATAAAGCCCTGTCATTAGTTTTAAACCGTCTTTTGACTTATAAGAACCCTTAGTAGGTAAATTACCCCAATCGCTTAATACGGGAACATTATTGCCATAATAATCCCCATAGAATTGTGGATACACAAACCCGTTTTTAGCTCCTTTTCTTAATGTTTTTTCTGATCCACTTTTTTCAAATTGATCTAATAAATAACATTGAATTGCTAAATCAGTATGCATATTATTTTTTTCTGGATGCCTAACATAATCCAGCATTTTAGGATCTTTATGAACACAACTGGAAATACCAACCTCTATACCTGTAAAGTCAGCTGCTATTATTTGATTTCCTTTACTTGGAATAAAACAGCTTCTTATTATTTTCTTTTGTAAAGGGTCTCTATTGGGTTGGTTTTGGAAATTGATGTTCTGGCTGCTGGATCTAAAACTTTTTGTTGTATGCAATGAAAAAGTAGGGTGTAGGATACCGTCAACTTGTTCTTTTAGAATGCCATTAATGAAAGTATTTAACAACGGACTAAATCTATTAATTTCAGCCAATATTTTAATATCTGGTTCTTCTTTTGCAAGTAAAGTTAAAGCTTCTTTATCAACTGAATCATTACCTTTTGGATAAGTTTTAGAAGGTTTTGTTTTTTTAACTGATTTAAGTTTCTTTTTATTAAATAAAATATCTCTTAATTGATCATCAGAATTAAAATTAGGTGTTCTATAATATTTTTTCCATAACTTTCCTGTTTCTGTTTTTGCAAATTCCTCCTTTAATTTTTGTATTTTTTTAGTTAAATATATTTTTTGTTTTTTACAATAAGGAACATTTATTTTCATTCCTTGTATACTGGCCCTGGATAAAGCCTGTATACCTTCTAACATCAATATTTGAGCATCTTTGGTACCAGCTTTTATCATTTTGAATTTCCTATATAAAAAGGACAATCTAAACAGGCAAGCCCTTTATTGCTACCATTTTTAAATGTAACTTCTAAACAATAACTTCTGTTATGACAATCCCATTTATTTGGATCGTTTAAATTAGTTTTTGATTTAAAACAAAATATTTTTAATCTATAATATTTTTTTAATTTAACTCTAGCGGTACTTTCATATGATTGGCATACTTGACATCTTTTTGTAATCCGTAAAAGACTTCCGTACCATTCAGTTCCGCAAGTGCATTTTTTATATTTAAGTAAAAAAGGAGTTCCATGCTTGCACTTCCTATTTTTATTTATTGTTGTTTTATGTATTAAATTATCTTGCTTTACTTCAATAATACATTCCTGACATTCATAAATATTATACACTAAAGTA